GGCTTCAAGCAACGCGGCCCGGGCGGATGAATAATTGGTTTTACTGAAATCTTTGACCAGAAGCTCGTAAGGCAGGCCCAGGGACGACCCGATAGCGCGCAGAATGTGGTTGATAAACGCGTCCGCGCTGGAATTCGGCCGGTCCGGCGCGAAGGATGATATTTTTTCCCCGGGCGCTAAATGCTGCATCATCCCGGGCTCGATCCACGACTTTTTGCGGCCGCTGGCGGTATCCGTGCGCGTATCTTTCATGCTCGGCATCAAAGACGGGTCAGGAGACTCGACAAAAATCGCGAAACAGGCGGCAATGCGCGCGGCAACGATCTCCGCTTCCATATACGCGGCCATGTCCTTGAAATACTGCATGGCCGGCGCGAAAAACGGCGCGCCGCGCGTCTGCCCAGGACGTGAAATCGGGAAAATGTGGATAATGTTGCGCCGGCCGTCTTTGCGATAGGCGGGATACCGGATATAATCGTCCTGCCGGCTGATGCCAACCGTTATGTCACCGGGATGAGTTTTTTTGACCCAGTACGCCAGCGGCTGCCCGCGGTCGCCGATCTCAACCCCGCTGCGGATCTTCTTGTCGCCACTTCGCCCGGGCGGGGTGGCCAGGCGGTCCGCTTCGATGATGTCAAACGCGGTTGACAGCGGCCGGTCAATGGGGTCGTCGACCATCATCGGAAGGATCAGCACCTCTCCGTTTTCCAGGATCTGGCGGATGATGAGCGCTTCCATGTCGTAAAAATCGATCTTATTGGCCGCGTCCGCAAACGGCGTCCACTGATGCCAGATATACTCCGCCTGCCGCTGGAACTCGTCGGCGGACCCCTTGGGGATCCCGATCAGCTCGTGCGGGATCCTTGACTGCGGCCGCAGGCCGGATCCGACAACATTGACCGTCACGGTATCGATCGCGCCGGCGGCGTAGGGGTTATTGCGGACCAGGTCGCGGCTGCGGGAGCGCAACGTAGGCAGTTCGTACAGCAGGGATTCGTCCGCGGAATACCCGCGCGGGTTCCAGTCGTATGTCGTGCGGTCCCGGCTGGCTCCCCGGTACTCGGACCCGAACATCGTGCGCGCGACATAACGCGCGGCCATGCGCCGTGCCGCGGCGGCCGGCGAAAAAAAACCAATTACGCCATCGATGCCGTTCGATATCCGCTCGGAAAATGATTTTTTGCTCTCGTCGAAATAAGGCATCAGCTGGGCTCCTGAAACTCGGCCAGGCGCGTCGTGCCGCCGGACTCCGCGCGCGCGACTTCCAGGCGCAACGACGCGCGCAGATCATAAAGCTCTTTTAGGGGGTATCGGTTTAAATTTCGGCCGTTGATGGAATAGGATTGCGCCGCGCCGCCGGACAGGATGTTGTTGATGGCGGTCTCGACGTTGTCGAGCATGGTTTGCGCTGCGACGGACATGCGGATCCTTTGTTTTGCTGGCGCGGCCAAAGAAAAAGCCCCTACTCGCCTTGCGCGCAAGTAAGGGCTTTTAATTTTCTTTGGCTTCCCGATTGATGAGATCAGGAATTTTATTATAAGGGACTCATCCGTCCCGGGGGTTCAATTTCAATGTATGATATTATTTTGAAGGAATTTCGGGAAATTTCAAGGGGGTCTTTACCCTCATCAGGGTAAGCACTTTGTAAATATCTGCAATTTAAATACTTGTGATGGTCACTTTAACGATGTGGGACGCAAAAAATGCTTGACACGATTACTTTTTCTCGACACTTTTGAAATTATTTCCGCAATTCAAACATTTGTGATATCTAACTGGTGGAGTATGTTTGTATTTTTTATTTTTCTTGCTTCCGCAACGCGGGCACTTCACTGCAACATACTCGACCGCGTAATCATGATTGTTTTGTTTTTTTTTAACTTCCTGACTCTGTCGCTGGGCGCGCTCGCGTAACTCCGCTTGCCGGTCCCGGCCGGTAAAGTCCTCGTAACCATCCAGCGCCCAGCCTTTGCCGTCCAATTACCTCCTCCATCCCGTGACCCAGTTGTCGTTTGACCTGTCATCGTCGTCAGGTTTTTTCCCGGCATCGATGTGCATGGATTGCCGGATCATTTCCTCGGCCTGGTCTTTTGAAAGAAATCGGATCCCCAGCATATCCGCGGCCGCGGCCGCGTTGACCGTGCAGTCCAGGTAATGGTTCGCGGCGCCGGACGTTCGCAGGCGCCATTCCTCCCGGCGGCGCTTTGTGCGTTTATCGACAAACACAGATTTGACCTCGGCGGAAATCTGCTGCAAGAAGTCCTCGGTCACTTCCCGGTGAAAATGCCAGCATCCGGTCTCGCCCTGGGGCGTGTTGATGTGCCGGTGGATTTTTTCTTTAAAAAACGATGTGTCGAGATGCCACAGGGTCAGGCCCTGGGCGATCTTGCCGCCCTTGAGCGGATGGCTGTCGATTTTGGAAGCGTACCAGGGCGCGCGCTGGTGCTGCTGCCCTTTGGTGGCCCGCGCCTGCGGGCTGTTCGCGCGGCAGTAATCGTACACCTCATCGGTGTCATACCCGGAATCGAAGCAGGCTAGACGAACATCAAGAAAATTTTTCCGGTCCGCGCGAAAATATTTTGTCATAAAAATCGCCTGCGTGACCTGCTCCCAGGTTTCCAGCCGGCCTTCCCGGACCAGCCAGGCCTCCTCTCCATAACCCCAGGCGTAGACCGCGAAAAGGAAATGGTCCTGCTGTTTATCAATTCCGGCCGTAAGAACAAAGGCCCGGTCCGGGACAAATCCGCGATGATAAACCCCGATGTTCTTTTTTAACGATTCGGTCGTCAGCTGCTGGGTCTTTTCTTCAAACTCCTCAGCCAGCCATGAGTTGATAAAGTTCATTAACGCGCCAACGTCGCCCTGGCACTCCAGCCATTCGGCGGCGATATCGCTGAATGAAAGAAATGGAGAATAGAGCGCGGTGATGTGAAACCCTGCGACGTCGGTCATTTTCCGCTCGCCGGTGATTTTCCCTTTCTTGTCAATTTTCTGGCCTTCGCACACCCAGCGGCCAGAAATCAGCATTTCATGCTTGTGCTTGTCCAGGATCTTGCTTTTACAGCGGCCGCATTCATACCAGGCCAGCTGTTCCAGCTTGATGTGCATGGGGTCGCGGACGTCTTTGGGGAATTTCAGCTGGTTGAAGATCAAGGTCTGATAATGACCGCAATGCGGGCAGGGGACGTAAAATTGGCGCTTGTCGCTCTTTTCGTACTCCCTGGTGATATACCCCTCCGGGGTGGTCGGGGTGGACGCGATAACCGTCTTGCGGTTCCAGTAAGTGCGCTGGCGCTCGCGCGCCAGCTTCAGGGGGTCCGCTTCCCGGCCGGAAAACGGCGGGAACTTGTTGACCTCATCCATTATCAGGTAACGGATCGGACGCCGCGCCAGGGATGACGGACTGCCGGCGCCGGTCACATACATGATCATCCTGTCAAAAACAAACTTCTTTTTGGTGATCGAATCGCGGTCCGGATCCAGGTGTTGCAGGATAACGTCGTTGGATAAAACAAACGGCTTGATCGTATGCAAAGCGACATCCTCGGAATCCTCCTTTGTCGGCAGCACATACAGTATGGGACCGGGATCCTGGTCAACGATGTATCCGGCGATGTTGTTCATGGTCTCGGTCTTGCCGACCTGGGTAGATGTCTTGAGGACGATCCGCTCGATCAATGGATCGCTGAACGTGTCCATGATGCCGCGCAGGTATGGCACGCGGTCCGTTCGCCACTGCCCGGGCTCAGCGGACGACTCGCTCAGCTGACGGTAACGGTCCGCCCACTGGCTCACCGTCATTCTTTCCGGGAGTGCCCAGGCCGCGCGCTCGGAGTCGGACCATAGATCCTCATATTCCGTCTTTTTTTTCTTGAGAAAAGAAAGCTTCAAAGTCTTCTTCCTCTTATAACTTTATACGATGCCGGCGCGGGCTTTTTGTTTTTTTCGGTTTTTCGATCGCGGACGGCGGCAGCTCGATATGGTTGTCCACGCCCATTTTCTTTCGTAAGGGCGAATTAAAATAATACAGATATCCGTCCCGGCAGGACGCACCGCAGGCAAAGATGCCATCCTTCGGAGCGCAAATAACGTCGCAGAATTTGTCCTCTTTCGGGGTTTCTGACACCGGCTTATTAGGGGATCTCAGAAACAACGTAACGCTGGTAATGGTTGCGATTAAAATCACGGCGATCGAAGCAGTTATGATGGATTTATATGTATTATCGTCTAATTTCATTTTCTTGCTCCTCCATTGTTTGGTCTTGACCTGAAAATTTTAATATGACGCCGTTTATCTTCTCCTGCAGGATCGCTTCAATCCTGCGGGCTTCCTGGTGCTCCAGCTGCTTGGCCAGGGCCCGCGGCAGGGCCAGCAGCTCGCGCTTTACCGCGATGATTTTGGCCACATTCCTGCGGTCGACTTCTTCCCGGGAAACAAGCTTGGCCATTTTTTCCTGGTGCTCAAGCTCGAGATTACGCAGGCGCGCTTTGAGGATCTTCGTCTCATACGCCTCTTTCTCGGAAGGTTTGCGGCGGTTGTCCCTTTCCCGGCGCCAGGCCCGGATGGCTTCGATATCAT